AACCGCCTAGTAGCCACACAAACATCGCCGCACTTCCTAGCTTTTCAGCCCCCGCCCATCGAGCCCCTGTCGCGGCCACAGCCGCCCTCGAACGGAGCCCCTGCGTGATAACCCCCAACCTGCGCCCATTGGCCGTGCCCGTGGCCTCCTTGGCCTTGCTGCCCGGCAATCCCCGCCGGGGCGACGTGGACGCCGTCGCGGCCAGCCTTGCCCGATTTGGGCAAAGGAAGCCAATTGTGGTGCGGGCCTCGGACCGGGTCATCATCGCCGGCAATCACACGTTTCAGGCGGCGCAGAGGTTGGGCTGGGATGAGATCGCCGCCGTGCTGGTTGACGATGACGACGCCACCGCGCAGGCCTACGCCCTGGCCGACAACCGGACCGCCGAGTTGGGCGGCTATGACGACGAGCTCCTGCTAGAGCTAATCCGGTCGGTGGGCGTGGCCGACGCGGATCTGCTGGCCGATACGGGCTGGTCGGAAGACGCCATCGCAGAACTGGTTGATCGGATAGATCCTGGTCTGCCAGACGCGCCTCCTTCGGATGATGCGCCGGAGCCTCCCGAGGTGCCCTTTACTGTCGCTGGGCAGGTGTGGCTTCTCGGAGGGCACCGGGTGGTGTGCGGGGATGCGACCAGCTTGAGCGACTTTGCGCTGCTTATAGATGGTGGCCAGGCGGACTCCGTTTGGACTGACCCGCCCTACGGCGTCGCCATAGTCGGTGGGAACCATTCGCTGAGCCCCGCAGAACGTCTTAAGCGTGGTGGCAAAACCATCCAGAACGACACGATGGACGTTCCACATCTGACGGAGTTCCTGCGGGCCTCGTTGGGGAACGCGCTAGCGCAATGCCGACCCGGATCTGCCTGGTATGTGGCTGCACCGCATGGCCCTATGGGCATAGCGTTTTCAGAAGTTCTTACCGAGTTGCAGGTGTGGAGGCACAGCCTCGTCTGGGTCAAAGACAGCCTCGTCATGGGACGCGCCGACTACCACTACCGCCACGAACCCATCTACTACGGCTGGACCCCCGGCGGCAATCACGACTGGTTCGGCGACCGCAAACAGACCACCGTGCTCGAGTTCCCCCGGCCAAAGCGAAACACCGAACATCCCACCATGAAGCCCATCGAACTCATCGCCTACTGCCTAGACAACAGCGCCCCCAAGGGCGGCATCGTCCTTGACCCATTTGGCGGCAGCGGGAGCACCCTCATGGCCTGCGAATACACCGGCCGTAAAGCCCGACTCCTTGAGCTAGACCCCCGCTACGTCGACGTCATCTGCCGACGCTGGCAAGAACACACTGGCTCCACCCCCATCCTCGAGGCCACCGGCGAAACCCACGACTTCACCAAGGCAACCAATGCCTAACCCACCCAAGCCAGTCGAACGCAAACGCAAAACAGGCAACCCAGGCAAACGCGCCATTCCAAAACCCGGCACCGTACACCTACTCCCGACCAACGCCAGCACGCCAGAGCCCCTACGACCGCTAGGCCAAGAAGGCCGACGCATGTGGGAACGCATCTGGGAATCCGGCGGAACCTGGGTCAGCGCCAAGACCGACATAGAGCTCGTGCAAATGCTGTGCGAAGCCCTCGACGAACGCACACAGCTGCGCGTCCAGGTGCTACGCGGCGCCGAATGGCGCGAACGCGTAGCCCTACGCCACCTCGAACGCTCCATCCAAACCATGCTCAGCCAGCTGGGCTTCACACCCACAGACCGCACCCGCATAGGTGCCGGCGAAATGGCGCCAACCTCGAAACTGGAAGAACTCAAATCCAGAGCCAACCGACGCTAAACCCGACCCCTCGGAGCCCTGCGCATGGCGCCTAGGAAAACCCCAGGATGGCCACCAGCCATCCTGACCCCGGTCGCCGCCGCAGATATGCGTCGCGGCGACGGCCCACTCATCACCGACTTCATCGAGACCCTTTGCCCGCAGGTAAAGGACTCCGTCGGTGGGCGAGCCGGCGAACCCCTCATCCTGCGACCCTGGCAACGCAAACTGCTGGACGCCCTATGGGCCCGCAGAACCGACCAACGCCTCCGCCACAAAGTTGCCCTGGTAGGCCTACCCCGCAAGTCTGGAAAATCGGCCCTTGGCTCTGGGATGGCACTGTTTGGCCTCTACATGGGTGCCAAAGGCGGGGAGGTCTACAGCTGCGCAGCGGATCGCGACCAGGCGCGCATTGTGTTTGGGACCGCGAAAGCAATGGTTGAGGCGTCTCCGGAACTGTCCGCGCAAGCGAAGTTGTACCGCGACGCCATTGAGATCCCATCCACCGGGTCCGTCTACCGGGTGCTCTCAAGTGAGGCGTTCACCAAGGAAGGCTTGTCGCCGACCCTGGTTGTGTACGACGAGCTCCACGCCGCCCCTAACCGGGAACTGTGGGACGTCATGACGCTGGCGCAGGCCGCCCGCTACGACGCCCTCACCCTGGCCATCACCACCGCCGGCGTAAAGACGGACAGCACCGGGCAAGACTCGGTGGCCTACGGGCTCTACCAGTACGCGCAGCGGGTGACCGCCGGCGAGGTCGAGGACCCTTCCTTCTTCGCGGCTTGGTGGCAGGCGCCCGCCGACTGTGACCACCGCGCGCCAGAGTCGTGGAAGATCGCTAACCCCGGCTTCGGTGACATTCAAGACCCTGAGGATTTCGAGTCCGCAGTGAAGCGGACGCCGGAGGCTGAGTTCCGCACCAAGCGGACCAACGTTTTCGTGAGCTCGCAGCAGGCGTGGCTTCCCCATGGCGAGTGGGCTGCGCTGGCTGAGTCTGCCCCGCCAGATGACGGCACCCCGGTCGTGCTCGGTTTCGACGGCTCCTTCAACAACGACAGTACGGCCATTGTTGGCGTCACCGTTGAGGAGCAGCCGCGGGTGTGGCTGGTGGACGTGTGGGAGAAGCAGCCGGGCGACCGTGATGACTGGCGCGTAGACATTGGCGCGGTTGAGGCGCGCATCCTCGAGGCCTGCGGAAAGTGGCAGGTGGTTGAGGTTGCGTGCGACCCGTATCGGTGGGCTCGGTCGATGGAGGCGCTGGCCGAGGCCGGGGTCCCTGTGGTGGAGTATCCGTCCTCGAGCCCGGCTCGGATGGTTCCCTCAACGGCGAAATTTTATGACGCGGTGGTTAGTGGCCAGGTCAGCCACGACCATCACCCTACGTTGGCCAGGCACCTCGATAACTGCGTGGTGCGTGTCGACGCTAAGGGGCCACGGGTGACTAAAGAGCACCGGGGCTCTCCAAGAAAGATCGACAGTGCGGTGGCGGCCATCATCGCTTTTGACCGTGCAACGCATCGCCGTGAGGCGGAGCCCGAAGCCCTGGTCCCCCAGTTCTTTTCCTTTTAGGAGTTCTTATGCGCGTTGCTCTCGCCTTGCAGATCGCAGGCGCCGTCCTGTTGACGGCGGGCTGCGCGCTTATTGCCCCGTGGTTGGGGCTTATCGTCGGCGGGCTCATCATCACCGCGTTCGGCGTGGCGCGTGAGAGGAGTGAGGCCTAATGCTTGGACGACTTTTCGGCGGGCAAGAGGTCGAGTCTCGGGACCTGTCCTATCAGCAGATTTGGGGCGCTGGCCTTGACGTGTCCACGTTGCAAACGTGGGCGGGAACGTCGGTCAGCATCAACAACGCGACGCAGATCGGCGCGGTGTATGCCTGCACCCGTCTGCTTGCGGACACAATCTCGAGCCTGCCGGTGGACACGTTCATTCGCCGTGACGGCAACCGGCTGCCTTTCCGTCCCCGGCCCGCGTGGGTTTATGAGCCGGAGGGTCCCGGCTCCTCGCGCGTGGAGTATTACAAGCAGGTCGTGGTGTCGATGCTGCTTTCCCATGGCGCGGTCATTCAGATCATTCGTGGTGGCAATGGTGACGTGGTCGCGTTGCAGCCGCTTGACCCTACGCGGGTGACGGTGCGCCGTAACGCTGCGACGCGGGGCCGCGAGTTTGTCATTGATGGCAAGACGGTGCTGCCTGGCGATCAGGTGCTTTACATCTGCGAGATGCGGAAGCCCGGCTCAGTCATGGGCACGTCGCGCATTGAGGAGGTCAAGAACACCCTCGGGCTGGCGAAGGCGCTGGATGAGTTCGCGTCCCGCTATTTTTCCAATGGCGCGAACGCGGGCGGGATCATTGAGTTCCCCGGCAATCTGACGCAGGAGCAGGCCAAGGACGTCGTTGAGGCTTTCGAGGCCGGGCACAAGGGTCTGCGGAAGTCGCACAAGCCTGGCGTGCTGTCGGGTGGTGCGAAGTTTCAGAAGATCGGCTCGGACGCCGAGCAGGCGCAGATGCTTGAGTCGCGGCAATTCGCGGTCGAGGAGATCGCTCGAGTGTTCCGCGTGCCGCCGTCCATGATCGGACTGAACACGCCCGGCGCGATGTCGTATTCCAGCGTGGAGCACCAAGCCATCCAATTCGTGCGCTACTCGCTTGTGCCCCTCATCACGGCGATTGAGGAAGCCCACAACCGCCTCCTCACAGGGGACGCCTTCATGCGCGTGAACATGGACGGCCTCCTTCGCGGCGACTCCGCTACGCAGGCGCAGGTGTTTTCCACCGCCATGCAGGCCGGCTACATGAGCGTCAACGACGTGCGCGGCCTCATGGACATGCGGCCCGTTGACGGTGGGGACCTGCCGCGCGTCCCGCTCGCCAACATTTCGGTGGGCGCCGCGTCGCTGATCGAGGAGGCGCAGCGCGTCGACATGGCCTCCAAGCTCGTCCAGTCGGGCTACGACCCGGCGCAGGTTCTTTCCGCCCTTGGCTTGCCTGCCATCGGGCACACCGGGCTGGCGTCTAACCAGTTGCAGCCAGCCGAGAACGCCCAGGTCTAGGGAGACACATGACCAAGATGGAAACCCGCACATTTACTGTCGACGACATTGAGGTGCGCGAGGCAGCGGACGGCATGACCTTTGAGGGTTACGCCGCCGTATTCAACTCGCCCAGCGAGCCGCTGCCCTTCACCGAAACGATTGCCCCTGGCGCGTTCGCTCGCACGATCCGCTCGCGCAACAACGTGTTCCTCCTGGTCAATCACGACCCGGCCCGGCCTCTGGCCTCGACCCGGTCCAAGACCATGTCGCTTGAGGAGGACTCCCGCGGGCTGCTGGTCAAGGCCACGCTGCCGAATACGACGGACGGCCGCGACCTCGCAGTGCTCATGGGGGCAGGCGGCAATGCCCGCGTGATCGACTCCATGTCCTTCGGTTTCTCGGTCCCGCGTGGTGGCGACACCTGGAATGAGGACGGGTCCCAGCGCACGCTTAACCAGGTGCGCCTGCATGAGACTTCCATCGTGGCCTTCCCGGCCTACGCCGCCACATCAGCAAGCGTGCGCAGCCTAGACATGCTGGCCGAAAAGACGGGCGAGGACGCCGACGCCCTCAACGGCGCGCTCGAGGCGCTGGAGCGCGGCGCCACCCTCACGCTGGACCAGGCCGGGCTGCTCTCTGCGGTTGTCGCCAAGTTGGCGCCCGCACCGGAGCCGACGCCTGAGCCGGAGCCCGAAGCGGTCGCGGACGACACCGACCTGCTGCGCACCAAGCTGGACCTCGCCTTCAAGGCGCTCTAAATACTTCCCTGACCGCGGAGCCGCGGCCAGGGTTTACCCGCTCTGAGGAGCCTCGGCGGGACTGCCATCACCTGCGCAATCCTTACGAGTACCCCAGAAAGGGGTGAATTGCTTTGTCCGAGTACCTCAAGAAGCTCGTGGACGACCGCCAGGCGGCGTACCACGCAGCGAAGGCCAAGATGGACGAGGCCGCAGCTGAGAGCCGCAGCCTGTCCGCCGAGGAGCGCGAGTTCGTCGACCGCACGTTTGCCGAGCTTGACGAGAAGCGCGCCACCATTGACACGCTGATCGAGGCCGAAAAGCGTGAGCGCGATATTGCCGAGTCCATGCGTGGGCTCGAGGACGTCGCCCGCCCCGTTGAGGCCCGCACCGTCGCGGCCGAGACTGACGCCGACATCCTCCGTTCACTGCTCATGGGTGAGCGTCGCGCTCACACGTTCAACTTCGAGAAGCGCGACCTGGCCCGCACGACCAGCAACGCCCCGGTGCCCACGTCCTTCTCGGACGCGGTCATTGACCAGGCCCGCCTCGTCGGCCCCATGCTCGACCCGTCCGTTGTCACCGTGCTGAACACGGCGTCCGGTGAGGATTTGGTCCTTCCGTCGCTCGCCAGCTGGTCGACGGCTGGCTTCGAGGCTGAGGCCGCGGCTATTGACGAGTCGGACCCCGGCTTCGGCAAGACCACGCTCAAGGCCTACAAGTACGCCTTCATCGTGCAGGTATCGCAGGAGTTCCTGGCGGACAGCAACATTGACGTCATCGGATTCCTCGGCCAGCAGGCTGGCAACGCGATCGGCTACGCCGTCAACGACAAGCTCACGCTTGGCACCGGAACCGTGGAGCCCAACGGCATCGCCACTGCGGCTGCCGCTGGCATCACGGGTGGCACCGCGACCTCCACCATGGGGACTGGCGGCTTCACCGCCGACAACCTCATTGACCTGGTCTACTCCCTTGACGGTGCGGCTCGCCGCCTCCCCGGCTTCGGCGTTATGGCCAACGGCTCCAGCATCGGCGCCATGCGCAAGCTCAAGACGTCGTCCGGTGACTACGTCTTCGTGCCGAGCATCCAGCCGGGCACGCCCGACTCCATCCTGGGTTATTCGCTCATTGAGAACCCGGCGCTGGCTTCGGTCGGCTCGGGCGCCCGTTCAATCCTCTGCGGGCATTTCCCCTCGTTCTACGTCCGCACTGTGGGCGGCATCGACGTGGCCCGCTCGGATGACTTCGCCTTCAACACCGGGCAGGTCACGCTCCGCTTCCAGATCCGCGTCGACGGCAACCTGCCGCAGACGTCGCACGTCAAGCGGTTCACCGGCGGCACTGCCTAGTCACTAGGCACCTAGTCGTAGATGGCCCCGCCTTTGCGCAGGGGGGCGGGG